ACCGCAAAGGATTGAAAATGCTGCGTAAACCGATGAACAAGAACCACGGCGCAACCAAGTTCAAGAAACAAATTGGGCGGACAAAGGCCGCAAACCTCGCGCCGCCCCCACAAAGGGGCGGCTACCGGTGGTAATGCAATGCCCTGCTACAAACCCCTTACGGCATACCAATGCCGTAATGGGTCGGTAGTCTTCACAGACAACCTACGCCGAAACGATGTCATCAAGCAGCTACAGCTACCTTGTGGACAATGCGTGGGATGCCGGCTCGAGCGGAGCCGGGTATGGGCGGTGCGATGCGTTCACGAAGCGCAAATGCACCAAGAGAACGCGTTCATCACTCTCACATATGACGATGACCACCTCGAAAGCCCGTCACTCAATCACAGGGACTTTCAGCTATTCATGAAACGCCTCAGAAAATCAATCGCAGCTAAGGAAGAAGGGGGGACGGGCCGACCGTCCCCCGCTGCGCTGGCAGCTGGCAAGAAGATCAGCTATTACATGGCGGGAGAATACGGAACCGACAACCGTCGACCGCACTACCACGCGTGCATATTCGGCTGGCGCCCGAAAGACCTAGAAAACCAATACGTGACCGGAACCTCAGAGATCTACTACAGCAAAGAGCTAGACAAGCTCTGGGGCAAAGGATTCACGAGCGTCGGAGACGTAACGTTCGAAAGCGCAGCCTACATCGCCAGGTACATCATGGCGAAAATAACCGGCCAACAAGCTGAAGAACACTACCAACACATTGAGCCGAGCACTGGGGAAATAGTCCGTCTAAAACCGGAATACAACCGCATGTCGCTAAACCCAGCAATAGGAAAGAGATGGCTAGACAAATACGAAACAGATGTGTACCCACAAGGAGAAGTCCTTACAAGAAACATCAAAACAAAATCACCAAAATACTATGACAAACAATACAAAAAAAATGACAAACAAAAATTCAAACAAGGAGAAACAGACAATACATATGACCAACTAAAAGCAGACAGAGAACAAAAAGCGGCAGAACACGCCGCAGATAATACAGACGAAAGACTAAAAGCAAAACAAACAGTAAAAATGGCACAAATAAAATCGCTCACGCGAAAACTATAAGGATTCCGAAAATGAGCACAAAACCGATCTACGCAATCAAAGACCTAGCGGTCCAAGCCTTCAACGTACCGTTCACGGCCCGAGCCAAAGGAGAAGCCCTGAGGAGCTTCATAGACGAAGTAAACAACCAAGAAAGCCAACTACACAAACACCCCGAAGACTACGAGCTGCACCACATCGCAGACTTCGACGACCAAACAGGGGAGATCATCCCCAAAACCCCCGAACTCGCAGCGCGAGCAAAAGACGTAATCACAACCGCAACAGCCTAAGGAGAAACACATGGGACCGATGCAGCATAAAAACAAATCAGCAAGCGCGCACCAATTCGCAATGGTGCCGAAAAGCGACATACCACGTAGCGTCTTCATGCAAAGCCAGACGCACAAAACAACGATGGACGCCGGATACCTGGTACCGATCTACCACCAAGAAGTCCTCCCCGGGGACTCCTTCAACATGAGCGGGACGATATTCGCCCGACTCGCCACACCGATCTATCCGGTGATGGACAACCTATACGTGACAACCAGCTTCTTCTTCGTACCCAACCGACTGGTATGGACAAACTGGAAAAAATTCATGGGGGAACAAGCAAACCCCGCAGATAGCATCAGCTACACAATCCCCCAAATGGTAAGCAAAGCCGGCGGATATGACATCAACGGACTGCACGACTACTTCGGATTGCCCACAGCCGGACAGATGGGAGGCGGAGCAACAATCAGCCACAGCTCCCTGCCGCTGCGCTGTTACAACCTGATTTACAACGAATGGTACAGGGACGAAAACCTCCAAAACAGCGTAACGGTCGACACCGGGGACGGACCGGACACCTACAGCAATTACACCCTGCTCCGGCGCGGCAAGCGAAAGGACTACTTCACCAGCGCACTCCCCTGGCCACAGAAAGGCGCCACTGCAGTAAGCCTGCCACTAGGAACGTCCGCCCCCGTAGTAAGAGCAACAACCGCCGCATGGCAAACCTACATCGCGGGAACAAGCACACCGAGCGGAACACACTCGCCGCTCCAATCGGTGGGAAGCGTAATAACGGACGGCGTAACCCAAATCAACCTAGACCCCGCCGGATCACTAGTAACAGACCTCAGCACAGCAACAGCAGCAACAATCAACCAACTCCGACAGTCAATCGCAATCCAACAACTACTGGAAAAGGACGCCCGAGGTGGAACCCGATACACAGAAATCATACGACAACAATTCGGCGTCGTATCACCAGACGCTCGACTTCAACGGCCAGAATATCTGGGGGGCAACGACTCGCCCATCACGATTAATCCTATCGCACAGACTTCAGGAACTTCGGCAAGCGGGACTACTACCCCTTTGGCGAACCTGGCCGGCGTGGGTGCTGGAGTGCACACAACCGGATTTAACCAGTCATTCACGGAACACGGCCATATCATCGGCCTCATGTCCGTACGAGCAGACCTTACGTATCAACAGGGGCTGGCGAAAATGTGGAGCCGCAGCACACGATACGACTTCTACACCCCGGTATTCGCTAACCTCGGGGAGCAAGCAATCCTCAACCAAGAAATCTACTGCGTCGGAAACGGAGCAAGCGGAGACACGAACGTATTCGGATACCAAGAGCGATGGGCCGAGTATCGCTACACTCCTAACCGCATTACGGGCCTATTCAGAAGCACCGCAGCAGGAACAATCGATCCATGGCATCTGGCTCAAAAATTCACAGCTCTACCAACTCTCAACACTACTTTCATACAAGACACGCCCCCGGTAAGCAGGGTAGTGGCAGTAGGCAGCTCGGCCAACGGGCAACAATTCATCGTTGACAGCCTCTTCAACAATAGAGCCGCGCGCCCAATGCCGATGTACGGAGTACCAGGACTAAGGAGCCTGTAATGGGCTTCCTAAGCGAAATCGGGGATGCCCTAGGCATAGGGAGCACGGGCATCCCCTGGGGGAGCGTAGTAAGCGCGGGATCAGCCCTGCTGGGCTACTCAGGCCAGCAGGACACCAACGCCCAAAACGCTCAAATGGGACAAAACCAAATGGACTTCCAAAGAGAAATGTCCAACACCGCGTACCAACGCGCAACAGCCGACATGAAAGCGGCAGGACTAAACCCAATGCTCGCGTACTCACAAGGGGGAGCAAGCACCCCAGGCGGAGCCATGCCGGTAATGGGAAACAAAGTAGCCGCAGCACAACAAAGCGCGGCACAGAGTGTGCAAATCCAAAACACAAACGCAGACACACAACTAAAAGAGGCACAAGCAGAAAAAACAAGACAAGACACACTAACAAGCGCAGCAAGTGCAGGGCACCTAGAAGCGCAAAAGGACAACATCCGACAGGAAATGCAGAGCTTCGCGAAACGGATGGAAAAACTAGGGTACGAAACATTCGGGGCTCGAGGAGCTCAAGAACTACCGTACTACCAAGTGAAACTAAACGAAGTAGCCTTCAACAAGGCACTCGAAGACCAAAAACAAGGATTCCCAGAAATCCAACGACTAGTACAACAAGCGAAACTGCTAGGACTAGAAATACCAGAGGCCCTGGCGTACGCCAACTTCTACAAAAGCGACGCAGGAAAAGCAAAGCCATACACCGACTACGGAACCGAAAGCATCGGAAAACTAGTCGGATCGGCAGCACAAGCAAAAAGAGCATTCTCACCACAACGAGCGAGGTAAAAAATGAAAGCACCATTCATCAGGAGCAATTACAACTACGACACGAACGAGGCCGGGGACGAAAGCGGCCTGAAATGCGAAGACAAAACACTCACGCAGCAACACATGAAAGACGAGTGCGACATCAACGTGCTGATGGACCGGTTCGTAGTCAAAGGAGCAATCCCCCAGCTAGCGATGCCGCCCATGCAGGGCGACTTCGAAAACGTGCCCACATACCAAGAAGCCCTGAACCTCATGGTTCAAGCAAACAGAAGCTTTATGGGGATGGACGCAAAAATCCGGGCCAAGTTCGAAAACGACCCAGGGCAATTCGTGCAATTCGCCTCAGACCCAAACAACCTCGAGGAACTCAGGAAATGGGGCTTCACGAGCACGGAAAGCGATAAGGCAGCCCAGGCAGCCCAAACGACAGAAAAAGCGCGCATCGACGCGCTAGAAAGAGACGCCGCGCTGTACAGAGCAGCAAAAAACGGCGTATAACGGTGACGGTGTCACCTAGACCAGTTACATCAAGTATAGGACTGGTCTGGGGACATCTTATCCAGATGTCCAACAATTAACCGCAAAGGATTGAAAATGCTGCGTAAACCGATGAACAAGAACCACGGCGCAACCAAGTTCAAGAAACAAATTGGGCGGACAAAGGCCGCAAACCTCGCGCCGCCCCCACAAAGGGGCGG